GTGCTTATAAAAGTTTTCCAATCCGAAGGATGGAAAAAATTCGCAAAAACGGTTGGTAACGTACTTACATGGTTACTAAATGCCAATCCTTTTATTCAAATTGCAGCAGTGCTTGCTGCCCTTACGTTAGCATTCAAACCTCTACTCTTATGGAAAGGTGCGAAAATGCTAGGTAAAGGTGTTATGGCACTGGTTACAAAAAGTGGTCGTGCTGGTATTGCAGATAAGGTAGGTGGTCTTAAAGATAAGGTAGGTGGTTGGAAAGATAAATTAACAGGTGGTGTATCTAATGTTAAAGATAAAGTAACAGGTGGTGGTTCATCTAAAGGAATTACTTCTTCACTTAGTAAAAGTGGTACTGGTGGTAGTGGTGGTGGTTGGACAAAATCATTAGCGTCAGGAACAAAAAATATCGGCAAAGCAATGAAGAATATAGGTAAAGGTGCTGGTGACTTCTTCATGATGTTGTTTAAGGGTATCGCCAGAGGACTTAAATTCTTAGGTAATCCTAAAGTACTATTAGGGGCAGCCTCATTAGGTGTCCTGTCTGCTGGTGTGTGGATATTCTCTAAAGCGATGCAAGGATTTAGTAAGATAACATGGAAATCAGTTGCAATAGGAATAACTACGGTACTGGCATTTGGTGCTATGGCTGCGGTAGCTGGAATGGCAGCACCATTACTCTTCATTGGTGCAGCTGCGATAGGTGCAGTAGGAATTGCACTCATTCCATTTGCATATGCTGCGAAACTTGCATCTAAACCATTACAGAAAATGGCAAATGTGTTCACCGCCTTAGCTAAAGTTAGTTGGACAAAATTACTATTAGCTGGTCCTGCTCTCGCTGGAATTGCTGCTGGATTTGTGGCACTTTCGGGTGGTGGTATGCTTTCTTCCCTTGGGGATGCGTTTTCCAATCTCTTCTCATCTGATCCTATCAAGAAAATGGAAAGAATAGCAGCTGCTGCGCCTGGTATTGAAAAGATAGCCAGTGCATTTGGTAGCTTTGGATATAGAATAAAAGGATTTATGAATACTGTAAAGAGTGGTGATTTTGATTTTGCATCAGAAGGAATTAAGAAAATAGTTGATGCATTTGATCATGATGAATATGATGATATGATGGCAATGGCTGAAGTCTTTGACAATATGTCAAAGGTGCCATGGGGTCAAGTTGATTGGAACGCTATTGATTTCGGTAAGATGATGCTTAAACCGATGGATGATAAAACACTTGATCAACATATGAAGTTACTTGATAAATTAATCGAATATCAAAACAAGACAAATCCTAGTTTTTGGTCTAAAGTTGGTTCTGGTGTTGCCAGTTGGGTTGGATTTGATCAAAAAGCAGTTGACAGGTCTATCACCTTTGGAGACAAAACCTCGACAACTGAGAACATACAAAACAAAAGGGTAAATACTCAAAATGCTTACGGTGACGCTAAGATAACGGGTGCTATACTAGGTGAGAATTCTGTTAATTTAGACCAAAGAAAATCTGGTGAATTGGTTAAACAAACTAAAGCCTCAGCTGCCATTGGTGGTAAGAAGGTTGTCGATGTAAGGATTATGAATTTAGCAGAATTAGGGAAAATAATGCCTAGAGTCTTTGTTCCAACTTTAGGAAATGTGGTTCCAACCAAAGGTGGTGATAGACCGTCATCTGGAATGCCCTTGGTTGCACCTAAAAAAAGTACCTCTAACCGTGAAGAACTTGATCATGATGCCTATTTTGCACAAAAAAGGAAAGAAAGACAAGCAAAGCTTGGTGGTACTCCTGAGTTGAAATCAATTCCTGTTATTGCACAAAAAGCGAAGCTTGGTGGTACTCCTGAGTTGAAAGCAGGCGTTAAAATGTTTGGGAAAGAGTATTTCACTACTAAGGAAATCGAGGAGTCTGATTTAAAATCTTCACTTAAAATAAAACTAAAGAGAAAACTAGCAATGACGGAACGGCGAGATAGTTTGCCGAGTGGTGGTGCTCCTGAGTTGAAAATTCCTACTCCTGAGTTGAAAATTCCTACTCCTGAGTTGGGTGGTGTTAATCAACCAACAATTAAACTCCCTGCGAAATTGCCAAAAGCTCTACCAAATGGAACAAATGCAATTGGAAAGACCACTTGGTCCACTGGTAATATTGGTACGCTCTACTTTAATAAATCGCAACGTAAGACGGCAAATGAACTATCATCAAATGTCCGTCGAGCTGAAATAGAAGCGCAACAGTTAAAATCAGGTATCAAAGAAAAGGTAGATAAATTAGCTGGTGGTATGGGATTATTCTTTATGAAAGATGGTGAGGAGAAGGATAAACTAGAGGGGTATGTCCGTCAGGCAGAAGAATCTGCTATAGCCATGGTACAGGAAGCAGAAACCAAACATCTTAGATTTCTTAGTAATATGAAATCTGATAAAAAACAACAAGATGCATTAAAAAAGAGTTGGACTGATAAAGTAACACCGAAATTGAAGAAACCTAAATTAGAAGCGACTGATGAAGCAAAACGTGCTGCTGCAGCTGAAGGTAGTGGTGGTAAAGGTAATGTAGTTACAGCTGTAAATGCTCCAGTAAACACCAAAGGGGGTGACACTAACATTCATTCCTCAACTAGTCGTGGTGATGAAAGATTTCGTGCTGCAGCTTTTGCAGTTCCGTGGTAATAAAAAAAAGGGGGAACCGAAGTTCCCCCTTTCCGAAGCGTTGTCTGTAAAGACTATGCTTCTTCCGCTGCAAGTTTCTCAAAATAGGACATAGTGTCCTCATCATCATCATCTGAAACCTCAACAGTCGGAGCGGGTTCTTCCTTAGTATCTACTGTTACCGTTGATAGTGAAGGTTCATCTTCAACTATAGTAGTAGCAGCAGTACCAATTGCGGTTGTACCAGCAAGAACCATGTCCAAACGAGTCTTCAATTCATCATAAGATTTGAAGTTTGTTGGTGCAGAGAATTCCTCTAGGGAATACTGCTTCTTCCAAACTTCTTCAATTTTATCATCATCATCAAACAATGGACTTGGTGCTTCAAACTCTGACTTATCATAGTTCCAGTAACCATCAACCTTACGAATCTTCAACTTGAAGTTCGCACCCTCCCAAAAATCAAAAGGATTAACAGGACTTTCATCCTCAAAAGCGGGTTGCATAGATTCCATGCACTTGTCGAAAATCTTTTTCCCAAACCGATAGAGGAAAACTTTACCCTCATTATCGGGATTCTTGGGATCATTTACAACATAGATGTTGGCAAAATATTGCAACTTACGTTTCTGGCGGCGAGCAATCTCCTTATCAGACTCGACTCCTGAGTTCCAATAAGCAGAATTCATCTCTGATACAGGATCATTCTGTCCAACGGTAGTGAGAGAGTTCTCAATATACCACTGTCCAGTTGGTCCTTGGAACGCATGGTTCCAAACCTTTACCCAAGGGAGTGATTCTCCCTCAATCATAGGCAAGAAACGAATAACGGCATAACCATTACCTGTCTTGTCCATCACAGGTTTCCAGATTCTCTCGTCCACATAGGACTTCTTCTCTAGGGGTTGATTTTCTTTTTGAACGGCACCTAGTAGTGCGTCCAACGAGTTTTGCTTCTTCAGCGCTTGTAGTGACATATGTATTTCTCCTTATGTGAATATATGCGATTTGTTATTGTATATGTAGTATACAACATAATTCATCTTTAGTCAAGTCCCTTACATTATTAAATGACAATTTTTCTTCAAATTGTCTATCAACCCAATAAAATTGTTTATCGGGGAACTCGTTAAAGACAGTTGCCATTTGGTTCATCCAATTAGTAGAATTGAACCCTCTGGCTGTATCGGACAAATAATTGTCCGTACCCTTGTATAAGTTATTGAGATTATCTTCGTATGAAGACAAGTCATAACCTAATATATATATTTCTTCTTCTATGGATGCTGGTAGAACCTGACATGCGAGGTGCAGTGCAGTACAACCAGTACTCCAACCCACAGGAAAGTTAATGGGTGTTACGTTGTCTTCCTCATGCACATATGTGATCCAGACACCAACATCCTTTTCCATCTTCTGTACCAAATCAGGAATGTCTAGATTAGGATTCATTTGAATTGCAGCTTCAACCTTCTCTTGGAGAGTAGTGGGGTCTTTACCCTGTATCACGCAATTCTCTGTACGGTTCTTACTGTGATGTATTAGTCCTTCTGGTATATCAAATCCCATGAACATCATATCAGCAACAGATGATGGTACGATACTCCAATTTGCAAAGTGACATTCACTATAATCATTATACACATATCCAGAATCATATATCTCCTGTTGCATACCATAGTCTACAGCTACAAGATGATCCACATCACCATCACGATGGATTGCATTGCATCCCCATGTCATAGTATGTGGGTCACAGATAGTGTGTCGATTAGGAGAATACCATTTTCGTGATTCTCCATTACCAATAACTAACGTCTTATTCATCTCGTAAGGCTTTCCATGAGGCGGGGAACAATTCCCTTGCATATTTGTCAATACCCCATCCAACAACTTGTGTCTCCTTCTGTGTATCAGGTTTGCAACGTAAATTACATACCCTAGCAAATGCCATCAGTGTACCACTCCAGTACCATTCTGTATACATTGCCTGTGGTAGAACCATCCTTGCCATCTCTGGTGCAATACCAAGTTTTAGCATATTCTGATAACATTGTGTTGCAAATGTATAAGCAGGAAATACACTATATTCTACTGTTTCATCAGAAGAACCTTGCTTCTTATCTTCGGCGGCAAGTCTCCATTCTTTAGGTTCGTAGAACTCTGGTTCATCATCGACATATCGTCGTGATACCTCATTCCACACAAGTCCTACCTGATGCTTAACTAGTTGACGAGCAACGAACACTGGTGCTTTGATATGGAATTGCATTGATGCATGTCCAAATGGACTCCAATGGTCGTGTTTTGCAAGAAAATTAATAAGTCCAGTGTCACTCTTTTTATCAAATTCTTCGTGAACTTTTGCAAAAGAAACACGGGCAGCGTTTACTACTGATAAGTCACTACCCATATGGTCTATAATTTTTACTTCCATAATATCTCCAAAAATGGTGCCGGTGGTAAGAATCGAACTCACAACCTATTGCTTACAAAGCAATTGCTCTACCGTTGAGCTACACCGGCGGATGGAGCGGGTAAAGGGAATCGAACCCCTGTCATCAGATTGGAAATCTGAGGTAATACCATTATACGATACCCGCCGTAGTTCAAACCTTCTTAGGATAGAACTTCTTTTTTCCGTTGCCGTTGTTGTTCTTATTATCGAACCGGCGGTTAGGATTATACCCCTTTGGGCGTTGCATGGCGATTTTCTTCATTCGCTCAAGTATGGTTTCAGCATTTGTCTGCAACTCAGCGCATTCAAATTCTAGTTCCTTTACCCTCTTTTTAAGGGTAGAGATTTCATGCTCTTGGTGAGCAACAACACGATTATCTGGATTTCCATCAAGATAAAGTGTAACCTCAAGGTCTTTTAGACTATTTTCGGACATAACTTCCTTCCTCTATAAGTTTCAGTAATTGTATTCTATACCTTTGGTCATTGATTGTCAAGAACCCTTGGTAATTTTTCATCAATTTTTTTACATCATTCCAAATAAAATCTCCGAGCAATTGTTTATCCCATTTCTTATCATATCTAAGCATCTGATTTAATATGATAAGAGTTTCTAACGACACCCTCTTACCCAAGTACTCTTGTAGTAATTTGGGATGGTTATTAGATTTAACTATAAATAAAGGTTCAAAATCTTTAACTAATGGTCGCATTTCATCAGTAAAAATTGTGTAAAAATTCTGTTTTCTATACAACCAATCTTCATACGTCTTATCATCAAACCGAGCAACATAACCATCTGGATTACTGACAAAGTTTGCCACCAGATAATTCTTAATATCTTGATATTCTTTTTTTCTGGATAATTTGACGAAGAAGAATCTATCCTTCCTCTTATAGAAGGAGTCTCTTTTGATACGAGTTTTACCTTCATATTTAAAGTAGTCATAATTTCCATCACCAAAATGTGCCTTTAATGCACAATACAGTAGATACACATCAATTGGTTCCATTACAGATACGTTTCGATACCCAATCAGTTAAAATACAGGGAATTAACCCATGAATAAAAAGAACCACACCCATAGACCATGCGTGAGCAAGGTGGTAAATGTAGGTAGTGTTCTGTTCTTTAAGGTGTTTCATATAGGCAGTTGTGCCTGTTTAGGTAAAAAATTCAAGTCCCTGGCGTTTGCTTCGATCTTTTCTTTAAGTCCTTTTGTAATAAGAGAACCTACAGCATCAGGCTCAAGGCCTTCTTTTTCGCATAACCATAGAGCGGCATCAAAGTGATTGATACCCTTTTCTTTAGCGACTTCTTCTATTTTCATAGAGAATATCTTTGGGGTGTTCACTTTCATCTTGTCTCCATATCGTAAAAAAGGTTGGGGGGTTAACCATGACCCCCCACGGATGTATTACGTCATCACACGTTAGCATTACGCTGTGCGGAGAGCGGCGTAACCAGCAGCAACAACTGCACGAGTTGGCGTACCGAGCATATACTTCATATATGTCTCACCGTCATAAGACGATACACGCTTGTTCAGATAGATCGAAAGACCTTCAGAACGTAGTTTGCTAATAACAGCACGAACATTCTTCACACCATAACGTGACGAAATCTGTTTTGCAGTTAGTTCTGCACCATTTACAAGTGCGGATTCGACTTTAGCAGTCTGAGTAGTAGTAGTCATTTATATGTTTCCTTAACATTACAAATAAGTCAGAATTATTCCAACTTTTAGATTAGAAGTTTTTAGAGTACTTCTTTTAACTCATCAAGGTTTCCCTTGAATTCTTATTATGTACACAGTATAACAGGTTATGCACAAAATTGCAAGTCCCTTTTCAAATAAAGTGGGGGAAATTCTGTTGCTAGGTTTTCCCCCGAACCCCGACAGATTATGCAGCTAGTGCAAAATCCTCATATGCAATATTATCGTTTGCATTTACTAATTTGACCAATAACGGAGTCATCCGACAATTCTCCACTCATCTATCTCTGCCTGTCGATCCTATTTCGCCCCCATCAAAAGAAGACTAAGTAAAGTATTCCTGTAAGTAAGACTATATCTGCACAAATACTCCAAAGAATATATGCTTTAAACATCCACTTACTAAACTCTCGAACTAAGGGGCTCTTCATCTTGATCCCCTATCATTAACTTAATCACATCAGTCTCCTTTTGGTGGAGGCGGTGGGTACTGCCCCCACGTCCAGTTCAGCTCTCAATTCGCATCATCAAATTGTATACTATTTATACCATATTGGTCTTAAATAATCAAGTTCCTTTTGAACTATCTTTAAATAAATTGATCACCAAGCATTGTACGGATAGCCTTTTCATTAATATTCTCAATCGATCCTGACGATAGGATACATATTTTTCCAACAAATTCTTCGCTGCTGGGTGGGGGAATCTGAATAACAGTAAAGGTTCCTTTTTTTGCATTTATCCATAACATAATTCTTAGGTGTACCACAGATCCATCTGGAAATACAAATGGCTCTTGACCCATCAATATAGGCTTTTCTTCATACTGTTCTGATAAGGAAGAAATAGCCTTTGAAGCATCAACACAAACCACTGGTTTTTGTGTCATCACACTACCACTTATGTACTCGTCTTTTGATTCTTCTTGTGCTGTGGCCGTGATACTAAAACTAAGCAGCCCCAGCAGTAAGAATGTCAGCGACTTTTTCATCTTGCGCCCTCCATTCGTCTATCGCATCTACAAGCAATTCAGTATATGCTGATTTATCCTTTACAAATTCTTGAACTGTTCCGTCTTCTGTTACTACGAGAATGACTAATTGATTTATGGTCTTACCTGTCATTTCTTGGAACATTTCAGCATACGCTGCACACTGTATATAATAATTTTCGTTCCAATCATCGGTACGTTCTTTAGTAGATGTCTTGAAGTCAATAACGGATAGCTCACCTTTATATTCTGCGATACAATCAACTCTGCCTGCTACCTTATATTTAGTAGAATACATCCCTGCCTCTTGTGCATATATGTCACCAATATTACACAGGACTTTATCCCTCAATACCTTGAACAATGCATAATGTAGAAACTTTTTCTTATGTTTCATCCATGCTGCTGGCCAATTCGTCTGCATATTGTTAAGGTAATCTTCACACATATGGTGAATAGATGTACCCCTTGCTGCAGCAGTCCTTGCTATGTGATTAGCAACATCGTTACCAACACGTTTACGCCACTCATACAGTCCCTTTTTATTACGAATAGAAAGTACTGTTGTGATGGAAGGGTAGTTTCCATCAGGTGTAACATAAAATCGTTTCTTATCTATCGTTGTAGTTGTTAACGGGGTCAGCTCAATCGGTACATGATTAAATGTTGTCATAATTATATATTTCTCATTCTTTCTACGAGGCGGTCTGCTCGTTTAGTTACTTGGTTATACCATCTGCTATCAACCATCTCATCTGCGGCATCATTCCAATTACGGGAATCCACACCACGTTTCATACCCTTAAATTTGGATAAGCGAGTACGGCCCATATTGAAAATCATATTAGCAATGATTAACTGTGCTTCCTCTGGCAATTCATAGAAGTCGCTATAAAGTGTTGTACAGTCATCTAGTACAATCTGTACGTCCTGTTCAAAAACTTCATAACACCTCTCTTCAGAAACTTCTGTCCCTACTGAACTTCCGTTCTCTGGATCTGATTCTGTTACTAGATGGCCGATACCAAAAGTAGCGTACCCAAGATGGTCATTGTAAATCTTATATACAATGCCTTCATCTCGTTCTAATTCTTCTCTAAGTTGTTCTATATTCATTTGTGTGTTCC